CTGTTTCACCTAGTGACATTATTAAATTTGACTCAACTGAATTTATTACTGTCCCAAATAGTTGGAACTCTAGTCAGGACTCTCAAATTAGATCAGTTCGTGAGAATGGAGACTCATCAGTAAACCAAAATCAAATCAAGCACGTTTATATACAGAATCCTGGAAGTGGATATGCAAATGGTTTAAGTCAAGAAGTTGATATAATTGGTGATGGTGATGGTGCAAAGGCAAGAGTCGATGTTATAAATGGAACTATCACGGATGTTACTGTAAGTGCAGGAGGAAAAGGATATAGTTATGGTATTGTTGATTTAGGAACTTTAAGTAGTGGAGTTAGTACATCAACTGGTAGAGCAAAACTTGTTCCTATAATTCCACCAGGATTAGGTCATGGACATAATGTATACAATGAGTTAGGAACAGATAGAGTTATTGTTTATGCAAGATTTGATGATTCTACAAAAGATTTTCCAATTGATACAAAATTTGCTCAAGTTGGAGTTGTAAAAAATCCAACAAAAGTTGGCACAGCGGTAACATATACTGATAACACATATTCTTCTTTACAAGCAACTAAATTTGACACTGTAACTGGTGTGCCAGTAGTTGGTGAGGAAATAAAACAGGTTTTAACTATTTCTCCAAACACAGGTAAAGTAGCAACTGGTTATATTGCATCTTATGATTCAGAAACTAAAGTATTAAAATATTTTAGAGATAGGTCACTTAATTTCAATAGAACTACCTATGATCATACCGATTATGCAGGTATTTCAACTGCTGGTCGAATATATGAATTTGAATCTGTGGTTGGTGCAAATAATATAAAAGGTGTGCAATCAGGATTCACAGGTGCAATATCTCGTGATTTTTCTGGAATCACGACTAACCCTACAGGTAATAAGTTAATTAACTTAGGAGTAAACTTTATTTCAGGACTATCTAATTCTGAGATAAATAAAGGGTCAGGAGAAATAGTCTACTTGGATAACAGACCGTTAATTGTTAGAAACTCCCGTCAAAAGGAAGATATCAAAATCATACTAGAATTCTAAAATGCCACAAAAGACCAACTTAAATATATCACCTTATTATGACGATTTTAATAAGGATGATAATTTTTACAAAATACTATTCAAACCTGGTTATCCAGTTCAGGCAAGGGAATTAACTGGCTTACAGTCATTATTACAAAATCAAGTTGAGTCTTTTGGTAAGCATATATTTAAAGAAGGTTCAATGGTTATTCCTGGTAACATTGAACTTGATAATTCATATTTCGCTGCAAAAATAAATGATTCACATCTAGGCATTGATGTTTCAGTTTATTTAAATGAAATTATAGCATCTAATGGTGGTAAAGGTTTAAGAGTAAGAGGTCAAACTTCAGGGACAGTTGCAGTTATAAAGAATTATATTTTACCTCCTGCTGAAGGTGTTGATAATATTACAATTTTTATTAAATATCAACAATCAGGGACTGATGGAGAAAGTGCAGCGTTTCCAGATGGTGAAATATTAGTTCTTGAAGAACCTTTAACATATGGTAATACTACATTAACTATTGGTGAAACAGTACTAACACTTGTTTCTGAAGAAGCAACAGCAACAGGTACTGCTTTTGGTGTAAATGCAGGTATTTACTTCTTGCGTGGAAGTTTTGTTGATGTTCCATCATCACTTATTATATTAGAACCATATTCTGTAACAGCATCTTATAGAGTTGGTTTTGATATTTCTGAAGAAGTTATAAACTCCAATGATGATGCTTCATTATACGATAATGCAAAAGGATTTACTAATTTTGCTGCACCAGGTGCAGATAGATTTAAAATATCTGTAAAACTAGCTAAAAAGGCATTAGATGACTACGAAGATACAAACTTTGTAGAGTTGATGAGAACTGATAATGGTGAAATAAAGAAATTACAAGATACTTCAACATATAGTGAATTAAAAAAATATTTTGCAAAAAGAACTTATGATGAATCTGGAGATTACTCAGTAGAGCCATTTAGACTTGATATTCAAGAATCTCTTAATGATGAAATAGGTAGTAATGGTCTATTTACAGAAGATAGACTCACTGACGAAGGAAATACACCTGACAATGATTTATTATGTATTAAACTGTCACCAGGTCGTGCGTATGTTAAAGGATTTGATGTTGATTTAACTGGAACAACTGTTCTTGATGTTGATAAACCAAGAGACATAGAAACAGTAAACGCTGCATCTATTCCATTTGAAATGGGTAGTATGCTTCGTGTTAATAATGTACAAGGTACTCCATTTATTAATATTGGTGGTGGAACTGCAAATGTTATTACATTAAGTAAATCACGTAAGGTAAGTGGTAGTAATAGTCCTGTTATCAATGCATTAGTTGCTGGTAGCACAATAGGTGAAGCGAGGGTATACTCATATAATGTGACTGATGCATCATACAGTGCGTCAACTACACAATTTGACTTATACTTATACGATATCCAAACATTTACAATTTTAAAGTGTAATGCTTTTACTAATGGGGATGTTATAAAAGGTTCAAGAGTTAGAGGTAAAGCAAGTGGAGCAGAAGGGTATGCTGCTTTAGATGCTGGTTCTACTGGTGTAAATGAAATAGCAGTATCTCAAACCACAGGTACTTTTATAAAAGGTGAGCAATTAATAATAAATGAAAGATCAGTGGTTGCAGATGTTTCAGTAAAAGATATTGTTGCATATACAGTTGAAGACATTAAATCAGTTTTCCAAGACTCTGATGCTTTAAATTCTAGTTTACTATCTAATTTTAGTGCAGATTCTGTTTTATATGAAAAAACATTACAAGGTTTTTCAGTAACTGATCAATTAAATATCACAGCAAATACTGCAACTGTTAATAATCGTAATTTTGCAGCAAAGGTAGGTATTCATACAGATGCAATAATTGCATATCAAAGAGGTGATTTTGAAGATATAGTTTATAATAAAATTACTAATATTTCTACAGATGGTAAAACACTTACTCTAGGTGCTGTTGGAGTTCATACTGGTGTTAATAGAGGTGAGGTTCTTTCTTCTGGTATATCTACATCATCTCCATTCAGACTTGTAACACCTATAATTCAAAATGTTGATGGAGCTGGAATATTTACAGAATTACCAAAACCAAATATTTCAAATGTTAATCTCTCAGACTCTAATTTAATTATATCCAAACAAATTACTGGTGGACCAGCGAATATTAGTGGTAATACAATAACATTTTCATCGTCAGTAGGATTAACAACTTCAGTCGGTATTACAAGTGTATTTTTTGAACCATTTGATGCAGAGAGATATTCAATTCATTATTCAGATGGATCAACAGAACCATTAACAGATGATCAAGTAGAGATAACAAATAACGGAAATATCATTACTTTCAGTGGACTAAAAGAATCAAGTGGAAGTGCAGTAGTAAATGTAACTCTTAAAAAACTTGGTCTCACAAGTAAAACAAAAGACTTTGTAAGAAGTCAAAAAGTTGAGGTTACTAGAACTGTTGGTGTTTCAACTTTATCAAGTTTACTAGAACCAAGTGGTGCGTTCGGATTAAGAGTTGAAGATAGAGAAATATCATTAAATGTACCTGATGTTGTAAATGTTGTAGCGGTTCTTGAATCTAAAGATACAAATACTCCTGTATTAGATAAATTGAAATTTGTTTCGGGATTAAATTTAAATACAAATGCAGTTGTTGGTGAATTAATTGTTGGAAAGGATAGTAGAGCGGTAGGTCAACTTGTAGACCGTAATGCAAATGATGTTACTTTCATCTACATGAATGATAGTAAATTCCAAATAGGTGAAATTGTAAACTTTAAAGAATCTGCAATTGAAACAGTTGTGGATGGTATAGAAATTGGTAATTATATTGATAGAACTGAAAATTATGGTTTAGATAAAGGACATAAAGAACAATATTGTGACTATTCATCAATAATAAGAAATTTTGGTTCTGCAGTACCATCGAAAAGATTGTTGATTATCTTTGATCAATATCAGGTTGCAAGTGGAAATGTTGGCGATATATTCACAGTTGGATCATATGGGCAAGAGAGATACACTGAAGACTTACCAGTTATTGGAGATGTAAGAGCATCAGATGTACTTGATTTCAGACCAAGAGTTAATAAATTTGTACCAGATGGAACAGCAGTTTCACCATTTGCTTTTAGTAGTAGAACTTTTGAATCAACTACACCTTTTGTTATATCACCAGGTGAAAGTTCCTTTATGGGATATAGTTTCTATCTTGGTAGAGTTGATAAGTTAGTTATTGATAAAGATGAAACAGTAACAGTAATACAAGGTGTATCAGCAGAGAATCCTGTTCCTCCTTCAAGTAATACTAGTGCAATGGAGGTTGCAACAATCATATATCCTCCATATCTTTATGACGTTAAAACTGAACCTGAGATAAGAATGCGTGATAATCGTAGATTTACGATGCGTGATATTGCTAATCTTGAGAAGAGGATTGAAAATTTAGAAACAATTACATCATTAAGTGCTCTTGAATTAGATACAAATGCTTTTCAAGTTAAAGATACTGATGGATTGAATAGATTTAAAACTGGTTTTGTTGTCAATGACTTTAAAAATAGAGACTTTATTGATTTTACACCCGATAGTGGTTCAAGATGTGATATTGATACTACACAGAGAGAATTAATATCTGCAATTGATTTTTGGTCAATGAATCCAGAATTAGCATTGAATTCTGCAATTAATGTTGACACTGCTGATTTAAATTCTAATTTACAATTACTAGATCCAAATTGTAAGAAAACTGGAGATTTCATCACATTAGATTATGAGGAAGTTGATTGGATTGAAAATCCACAAGCAACTGGAGTTGAAAATGTCAACCCATTTAATGTTATTGCATTCAATGGAACTATTAAATTAGATCCACCATCTGATAATTGGACAAGAACAATATATGTTAACAATGTAAGAACCGAATCAACGGGTGCAAGATGGGTAGAGCAATCAAATGTTGTTTCTAACACTGCAGTTAGAGGAAGAGCCCATAGTCATAGTCGTATAGAAAATCGTGTCGGAAGGGGAAGAAGAAATTTATTAAATCGAGGCAGAAGAAGAGGTCACTTCCACGGACAAAGAGTTCATCAAGTAAGAGTTACAGAAACAAGAACTAGAGTAACAAGAAGAATAGAAAGAAGTTTCACTAATACATTAGTAGGACCTTCAGAAGAGAGGGATTTTGTTGAAAGTACAAAAATAACTGGAAGAAATGTTGATCAGTTTATGAGATCTAGAAATGTTTACTTCCAAGCAAGTGGTTTGAAACCATTTACTAGACATTATCATTTCTTAGATAGTGGTGTTCCTGATATAGTACCCAAATTAGTTGAAATTGAAATGTCGTCTGGTACTTTTAGTATATTAGAGGATGTTAAAGTTGAATTAAATGGAACTCAAATTGGATTAATGAGATCTCAAGAACCAAATCATAAAGTTGGTGATGAGGCAAGACCTGAATTTTCTGCAGGGTTAGGATCACCTGCATCTAATGTTGAAAAATATATAGTTGACCCATATGATCGTTCAAGACCAGCACCATCTGCAACATATTCTGCTACTTCAAGATTGTTTAATGTTGATGTAACTGGATTAGCAAATTTAGAAAAATATTCTGGATATATTGTAAACGGTGCAAAATTAACTGGTCAGTCAAGCGGTGCTGTTGCTACTGTTACAAGTATTAATCTTTTCTCAGATAACTGGGGTGATTTAATTGGTACATTCTTCTTTAGAAATGCTAATGTAACACCAAAACCACCAAATTTATTTACAGTTGGTACAAAAACATTTAGAGTTACATCATCTGCTGATGGATCACTTCCAATACCTGGTAGTGCAGCATTATCAAGTAGTGCAAGTGGAACTTATCTTGGGAATGGTACAGTATTAACACAACAAAATAATGTTGTTCAAGTCAGAAATCCACCCCGTCCACCACAAAGAGAAAATGAAGTTGAGGTTAGAACATCAACTGAAACTAGTAGAAGTGAACAACTTGTAAGAGTTATTGGAAGAAGTAGAAGACGCAGAAATTGGAGAAGAAGAAGAAGGAGAGGAAGAAAAGATCCTTTAGCACAATCATTCAC